GTTTCGGCGTGAGCAAATCGCTCACAACCTCCAGTTCGCAGCGTCGCTTGAGAGACGACTTGTGATCCATGGCCCAGGCGAGACGCGCGAGCATGCAGGCATCAGCCGCGTCGTCGTCATCTCCCAAATCCAGCCCGAACACGCTCTTCACGGCGTGAAGGACCTCGGCCTTATCGGCCTGCGCGTTGCCCGTGGCAAACTTCTTCAGGCGCGTGGGCTCTACCACCAGCGGTTCCACGGGCCAGTAATTGTAGAGGGCCGCCTTGAGAGCCCCGGACCCCTCCCCCAGGTCGAACTCCCGGTGCACACTTCCAAGGCTTGGCCCCTCGATACAGGCCCGGATGATCTCACCTCCGGCCTGGAGCAAACAGCCGGCGGCCCACCGCCCATTTTGGGCCAGCCGCTCGGCCCCACGGGTGTTCCGGCCTACACTAAACGCTGTGGCCAGGAGTACCTTGCCAGCGGCATCAAGCAGTGCCAGACCCGGGCGATTGAGCGACGGGTCGATTCCTACGTAGAGGCCCATGCCATCCATCGTCCTACGGCTCCGCCAAAAAGGCTACGTGCGCGCCAGCGGCTACCAAACGACGCAATGGGCGGTCACGGTGCCCGTGTCGGACCCCGCCGGTGATCCGCTGCTCGGGACGCAACCGCTGAGCTACGCGCCGTTCTTCGTCGAGAGAAACGACGGGAGAACCGACTCGTTTGTCCGCGTCGCTACGCTCACTGATCTGATTCGTATCCCCCACGCTGAACTCCAGTACTTCGATGTGCTCGGGCCCGGTGGCGATGCGATCTTCGTCGTAAACCCGAGCACGTCAGTCCTCGGGCCATTCGCCGGCGACATCCTCCGAATCCCCGAGGCGTCGATCAACGGAGCTCTGGCCTATTGGTTGGAGTCTGACGCCCCGTACACCAACGGAGACTTTGTGGTTGACGGGCTCGCAACCCGCGCGTCAGGTACCGGGCCGATCCTCCTGGCGAACAACCGACTTCAGCTGCCAGGTTACACCTTTACGCCTAACGATGTAAACCGCTGGATTGTCCTCGGTGGGTTTTCTAACTCACTGTACAACGTAGCGGTACAGGTGATCAGCTACGTGGGGAGCACGGCGGTTATCAACCTCACAACCGCGTCTGGAACGTTCACGGGTGGCACCTGGACCATGCCAGTCATTCGCATCGTGACGAACACAGACCCGGCGCTGGAGCCTCGGTATTTCCCTACCCGTGAGCCCAGCATCGGGTGGGAACTTCGGCGCGGCGCGGCGCTGATTGGAAGTGCTGATTATGGCGGCGTGCCTTCTCGCTGGGTCACAGATCCGGTACTTCCGCTCACCCGCTCAACGCGGTTCACCTCGCTGGAAACGACGCCGACAGCTTCAAAGGCCGCGATGCAAGTCGTTCAGAACGGCGTGATGAATCTTCAGGCAGCGGCGGAGCTGAACAACACTGACCTCACTCCGCTCATCACCAGCACCTACGGGCCGTAGCCATGTCGTGGATTCAGGTCAACCAGAAGCAAATTGTCGAAGCCGGGACACCTCCGGCTACGCTTCAGTACCGGCTGCAAATCGACGTGGCCGCAGCGAACGGCATCGAACCCGAGCTGTTCTGCTACTCGGTGACCGATGACACGTACAGCCACGTCGCGGCGCTGGATGATCTTCGATTGTATCCGGCGGGTAGAGCGCAAGCGCTGGCGGATTACGTTCTGTACTACCGCACAGCCCGCATGAACAAGCTGTTCCCAACGGCCACCGCCGCCGCCAACGCCTCGGTTGGTATTCAGTCCCGACTCAAGCGAGTGAACAAGGACTGGGGTGCGTCCCAAACCGCCCCGTTTGGTGGCGTGGACACCTTCGTCTACGATAGCGAGGACACATGACCGCTACGCCAATGGTCCGCCAAGTGCGCCGCGAGACCTTCCTCGCCGACGGCTCGGTTCGCTTCGAAGTCACGAACCAGATCATTGATCAGGGCGACATGCCCTTTCCGCACCTGTTCGTGGTCACGATCAATGACGCGGTGAGCCCGAAGTCGGACGTGCTGGCGCGCATCGCGACTCCCGTGGATGTTCGTCAAGCGGACTCCTCGTCCCCGGTCTACGTCAAGGTGTCATCCTCGGACCTGATCGAGATCGGCGTCGACACCTTCGCCCGCATCGCCAACATCAACGATGTGACCAAGCTGCCGCGTGATCGCGTGGCGGCACAGCTGATGGGGCGCAGCGAGTACCTCACGACATCGTTCCTCATGCTGTACGACAACGTGACGACCGCGCAAGCGGCGGCACAGGCCGTCATTGCTCGGTTGTCCACGCTGGTGACCGAGTGGCGGGCGTACAACACGCAGTTCGCCACGAACCCGTATGCTGACTTTCCGCTGCCCCAAGTCGACGCGAGCGTCGAAGCACAACGGACGGCGGTGTATGTCGAAAAGCGTGCTGCACGCGTATCGGCGGATGATGCCGTGACCGCTGCTCAGGCCGCCAAGGACGCTTGCGAAAAGGGCTGCATCGCGGACAAGACGATCTACGACTTCTTGTCCTACGACGTGGCCGTCATGGAGGCTGCTCGCGCGACGGTGAACGGCTTGACCGAGGTCTTCGGGTCGGGTCCGACGCTCAACCTCACGGGCGGAACGACGCTCACGTCGCCGTTCACCTACACGATCACGGCTACACCTTCGACCCGCGCCAAGGACTTCGTGCTTGGGGCCAACAGCTACAGCGGTAACAGCACCACGTACGAGGCGTTGCTGATCAAAAAACGCGCAGACCTCGCGACGTATGCCGCGAAGGTGCGCGCCTGCGATGTTCGATGTGCGGCACTGGGGGCCGCCCTGCTCACGGCACAACAGGCAGCGGATGCGGCCTTGGCGGCGGAACAGGCGGCGCTTGCGAATGTGGTGGCCGTCTGTCCTACTTTTAGCCCCAGCACGGTGTGATGATGATCGACTTCTACAACGACCCGGGTCACTCGACGCTTCGTCATCTTCTGCGGCGTTCGCCTGGCGCCGCTGAGATGCTCAAAACCGCTGAGTTGGAAGACTTCAACGGTGATCTCCCGGACTCCGCGTTTGCGTGGCAGTCCAAGCGGCTGTACCCGGTGCATACGCCGGAGCACGCCGCCGTGTCCTACCTGTACGCCAAGCACGCCTCCGAAAGGATGCCGCGCGAGGTGTTCCACTTCATCAAGGAGGCCCTGGATGTCTACGGCATCGAGGAGGCGTCCTTGGCCGAGGTGCAGGTCAAGGAGGCCGCCTACGAGCCCGGGGAGTGCATCTTCCCCGAGGCCCAGGCCTACCCCGTGCGTGATGCTGGCGAAGTGAAGCTGGCCGAGGCGCGGCTGCACGAACAGGTGAGCCGCCTGCGCCCTGAGACTCGCGCTGATGCCTTCAGCCGTCTCGCCAAAGCGGCGTCAGTTCACGGCGTGAAGCTCAAGCCGAGGTCCTACAAAATGGCCGGTCTGACCTACACCGACCGCCCGGCGCTCGTCGATTCCCTCAAGGCGCGCGCAACGGCCACCAAGGAGGCGTCGATTCGCGACAAGTACGCCGCGCTCGCGGCTTCCGTGTCGAAAGACCGTCGCGGGCTTCTGGATCGGCAAGCGCAGATCAAGCTGGCGGAGGCCATCGGCACGCTCGATGAGCGCGCGGGCCTCGTGGCACATTACGATCGGCTGCTCGAAGATCCGATCGCCACCGTATTCAACTCGACAAAACTCGCCGCGTCTGATGACATTGATCTCGGCGGCGGTCGCATGGTTTCTCCCTCCTCTCTCGCCGTGCTACCGCCGTCGTTCTTCAGTGACCTCTTCGGGGCCGATATCGTCAAAGAGATCGCCCCTGCGGGTCGCGTCGAACCGGCGATGCTCAAGCAGGTCGTGGACACCTTCCCGGCGGACATGAAGCAGCAGCTTGCGAACGCGCTGAAGTCGGCTGGCGTGTCCATGGCTCAGGTGTGACGTGAGCGCCGCCACTGTCCTGCGGGATCCTGAGGTGGCGCCGTCGGTGGCGTGGAAAGCGGTGAAAAAGCTCCTGGGCCCCACTTGCGAGGCCTGGGAGCTGGACACCATCCGCATCGAGCTCGGGCGCCGCAACGTCGATACGAACGACAGCCTGATGGCCAAGGTCTTCGGGGCCATGACTATCGCCACGTCACACGCCTGGACCTACGACCACGACGTGTTGTTCGCGTTCGCCGTGGCCTGCAGCGGCGTGTCGGCGGACGCCGAGGCCTTGCACCATCCGACCCCGGAAGAGCTCTGCTGGGCCGTCTCGGAGATTCACGCCCTCCGTGGAAAGAGGCCTGACGAGGATGAAGGCTTCGATCCCGACACCGTGGACCCGGCAATCGCGAGCGTGCTTCACGATGACGGATACGTGGTCGCGCCCGACGAGTTGTCATTCGTTCAGGATTCCCTGGATAAGCTGAACAAGCACGGGGATAGCTCTGATCTGAAATCTGAAGTGCGAGACGCTTGGAAGACGGTGAGCAAGATTCCGACATCGGAACTGCACCGGCGTCTGAGCCAGCTTGATGAAGAGCCTGCTGAGGTGCAGATTCATCGCTTGGGCGACTGCAAGCTGTACGTCGCCGAGCACGAACTTCTGCGAGCCAAACAGCATGCCGCTCTTGACGAGTGACGACGGCTCCGTCGTCACAAAGACCCGATCCGAGCTATCCCGCGCTCTCCTTCGAATCGACGGCAAGCCCGTCAACCTCGACGATTACCCGATGTTTCTCGCCATCTACGACGGCGGATACAAGCGGACGCTCCTCAAGACTTCTCGCCAGGTCGGCAAGTCTACGACACTGTCGAATTTCTCGATCGCAGAGTCGATCGCAGAGCCTCATTTCAAAACCTTCTTCATTTCGCCCTCACAGGAACAGACGCACAAGTTCTCCACCGAGCGTGTTGGAAAAACGATTACGTATTCGCCTCTGGTGAAGAAGCACTTCATTGGAGACTCAAATAGTAATCGCGTGATGGTCCGCTCGTTCAAACGCGGTTCGACGATCTACTTCAGCTACGCCGAAGATGACGCCGATCGATGCCGAGGTGTGACCGCCGATCGCTTGTGTCTCGACGAGGTTCAGGACATCAACCTCGAAGCCGTGATCCCGGTTGTCAAGGAGACCATCGCCAACTCGGAGTACGCGTACGAGATGTACTGCGGCACGCCGAAGACCATGGAGAACGGCATCGAGATCATGTGGAAGGCGTCCACCAAGAGCGAGTGGGCCATGAAGTGCGAGGGGTGCGCGCGCTACTCGGTCATTGTGAGCGAGAAACAGCTCGGGAAAGAGGGGCCCATCTGCACCAAGTGCGGCAAGACCTTGAACCCGCGTTACGGCGTGTGGATCGACACGAATCGTGACTCCAGTGTCCGCACCAAGGGCTTCCACATCTCGCGTGCGATCATGCCCAAGTCGGTGCCCATTTGCTGGCCCGAGGGG